TTAGACAGGTTTAAAAAAGTAGAAGAAAAAAGAGAAGAAACACCAACACCAGTACAACAAGAAATGATACCTAGCGACGTATTGTTACAAGCATTACTAGATAGTCAACCAGTAACAAGAGAACAAGCCTTAACATTACCGTCTGTTAGTGGAGCTGTAGACTTCATTAGTGGAATGATAGCAAGTATGCCAGTAAAACTATATAAGTATAAAGACGGAAAAGTAGAAAGTAAAGACGACGATCCGAGAGTATTACTTTTAAATGGTGATACTGGAGATACCCTAGACGCTTTTCAAATGAAAAAGGCTATGGTAGAAGACTATTTACTAGGTAAAGGCGGATATTGTTATATTAGGAGAAATAGAAACAATGTAACAGGACTATTTTACGTTAAAGATATATACGTAAGTGCTATACCTAACTTTAAACCAATATTTAAAGACTTTTATATGATAGTAGAAGGTGAAACATATCAAAAATATGAGTTTATTAAACTACTACGTAATACAAAGGACGGAGCAATAGGAATAGGACTTACACAAGAAGTAGGAACAGCACTAGAAACGGCTTTTAATACATTACTGTATCAATTAAATATAGTTAAATCAGGAGGAAATAAAAAAGGTTTTCTTAAATCAGAAAGAAAACTAGGGCAGGACGAAATAAACGTATTAAAACAAGCGTGGAATAACTTATATGGAAATAGTACAGAAAACGTAGTAGTACTAAATAATGGGTTACAGTTTCAAGAAGCTAGTAATAGTTCGGTAGAGATGCAATTAAACGAAAGCAAAAAGACTTTGCAGGACGAAATTAATAATATATTTCATATACACCCAGAAGACTTTTATTTAACTTTTAAAGAGGCTATATATCCTATAGTAAGAGCATTTACTACAGCATTAAATAAAGACCTATTATTAGAAAAAGAAAAAAATAAAATGTTTTTTGAGTTTGACGTTAAGGAAATCTTAAAGACAAACGTAAAAGAAAGATACGAAGCATTAAAGATAGCAAAAGAAATAGGACTTATGACTATTAACGAGATGCGTAGATATGAAAATATGAATTATATCGAAGGTTTAGACGTAATTAACGTAGGTTTAGGAGCAGTACTTTATGATACTAATACTCATAAGTACTATACACCTAATACTGATACTATAGGAGACTTAACAGAAGACGAGCCAATTCCTGAAGATGCAACAGACGAAGCAATACAAAAAGTATTAATAGATAAAGAACTAGATACAGACTTCGAACAAAGCGGTAATAGTTCAGATGCTTAGGAGGAGGTGATAAAGTGAAAGTAAATATCAGAGCAGATAAAGTAGAGATAGAAGGCTACGTAAACGCTATAGAGCGTGATAGTAAACCGCTATGGAGTAGAGTAGGACAATTTATAGAAAGAATATGTAAAGGAGCATTTAAAAAGGCTTTAAAGCGTAATGACGACGTACATATTCTACTTAATCACGACTGGGATAGAGATTTAGGAAGTACTAAACAGGGAAACCTAGAACTAGAAGAAGATAATATAGGACTTAGAGTAAGAGCTTGTATTACTGATCCAGAAGTAGTAAAAAAAGCTAGAGCAGGAGAATTAGTAGGGTGGAGTTTTGGTTTTTCTGATAGGGACGTAGTAAATACTGTAAGAGACGGAATGCCTCATAGAGCAGTAAAAGATTTAGACCTAGCAGAAGTGTCTATACTAGATAAAAGAAAGTCACCAGCATACGAAGGTACACTAATAACCGCAAGAGCAGAAGACGAAGCACTACACTTTAGAGGAGAGGACTTCATAGACGACGTAGAAGTAAGAGAAGAAGCACCAGAGGAACAACCAGAAGTTACTACAGAAGTAGTAGAGGTACAAGAGGAAGTACCACCAGAGGCAAAGCCTAAGCAACAAGAAATTGTTGATAAAAATATAGATTATTCTAAATATGAAGAAATCATAGCAGAAATGAAGGAGGAAAAATAACTATGGAAAAAGGACTAAATGAAAAAAAGAATGATCTTATTGTAAGAGCTGAAGAAGTTCTAAATAAGGCAAAAGAAGAAAAGAGAGAGCTAACAGAAGCAGAAGCAGAAGAATTAGCAGAAATCAGAGATAATGTTAGACGCATTATGAAAACTTTAGAATTGAAAGGAGAGTTTGACAAAATGGAAGGGAACGCATTAGAAAAAGAAGGACTACCTAAAGACGAAGAAGAAAGAAAGTGCGGAGAAAAAGAAGAAAGAGCTTTAAATGAAGAAAAAGCATTTGAAAACTATATTAGAGGAGTAGTAAATAATCGTGGAACTGATGTAAATATGACTTTAACAGATAACGGAGCAGTTATTCCTACTACTATTGCTAATAGAATTATCAAAAAAGTATATGATATTTCACCTATCTTAGAAAGAAGTACTAAATATAATGTTAAAGGTAAATTAGAATTACCATATTACGACGTAGATACTCAAACTATTACTGTAGCTTGGGCTAATGAATTTGAAGAATTAAATAGTAGCGTAGGTAAATTAAAATCTATTTCTTTAACTGGATACTTAGCAGGAGCATTAACTTTAATATCAAGAAGTTTAATTAATAACTCACAATTCGATATTGTAGCATTTGTAGTAGACGAAATGGCTTACTCAATTCATAGATTTATCGAAAACGTATTATTAAACGGATCAGGAGACGTAGCAGGGCTTTCTGGTTTAACTAATGTTAAGAGAACAGCAAGTTCTACAACAGTAACTTCTAACGAATTAATCGAAGCTCAAGCTCAAGTAAAAGACGTATTCCAAGCTAACGCTATCTGGATAATGTCACCAGCAACTAGAACAGCTATCAGAGAATTAAAGGACAATATGGGAAGATACTTACTACAAGACGATATTTCACTACCATTTGGTAAATCTTTATTAGGTAAGCCAGTATACGTATCTGATAATATGCCAGAAATGTCAGCAGGAGAAAACGCTATTTACTATGGAGATATGAAAGGTTTAGCTACTAAATTCTCAGAAGATATTAATATTCAAGTATTACGTGAAAAATACGCTACTCAACACGCTATCGGTGTAGTAGGTTGGTTAGAGTTTGATAGTGCAGTAGAAGACGCACAAAAGATCGTAGCTATTAAAATGGCTGGAACAACTCCAAGTGCTTAATTAAAAATTTAAAAATATTATTTGTTGCTTAGGTAACTCCAAAAGTAAGGAGGTAGAAAATGAATAGTATTTCAAAAGTAAGTGATATAACTACAGACGATATAGCCGAATATATCAGACTAGTAGAAGTATCAGAAGACGACGAAAATACACTATCTAATTTATTAGAAATTGCTAAAACTTTTATATCAAATTATACAGGGCAAACAGACCTAGACCAGTTTCAAGACTTCGTAATAGTAGCATTAATACTATGTCAGGATATGTGGGATAACAGGACGCTATATGTAGATAAAGCGTCTTTATCCTATCCAGTAGAAACTATTCTAGGAATGCATAGTATTAATTTACTATGAGTAAGCCAGTAAACGCAGGCAAGTATAATCGTAAAATAGTTATATATGAAATAGTACAGGGTATAGACGACGCAGGCTTCCCAGCAAACGTAGAACAAGAAATACTTACTACTTATGCAGAGGTAAAAACACTACGAGGATATACCCTAATTACTAATAATAGCGACTTTGATAAAGCATACGTAAACTTTACTATAAGATATTCTCAGACAGTAGAGCAAACATACTACAATAGCAATAACTCAAATAGAGATATTTTAATTAGCTTTAGAGATAAAGTTTATAAAATAGAATATCTAAATAATATAGACTACGCTAACGTAGAACTAGAACTACAAGCTAAGGAGGTAACTCATTAATGGCTAAGTTCGTGATGCAACTACCTACAGAGATACTAAAAGATATAGAATACATTAACGGCAATAGTGATAAGATATTCGGAGAAATGACGCAAGCAGGAGCAGAAGTTACATTAAACAATATTAGAACAAATATTCCTAAAGGCTTTGCTGATAGTAATATAATGAATTGCTTAAAAGTAACTAGAGTATATAA